TAGACCTTATGGCCTATATTGGGTCAAGAGGTTCGTGGGAATTAAATTTATATGATGACCTTGCAGATGCCATGAAAGAGGGCGCTAAAGCTGCTGGAGTTGGAGTTCGTTGGGGTGCCGCATGGCATATCCCAGACATCCGCGAGTGGGATGGTACAATGGAAGAAGCTATGAATGCGTACGTAGACTTACGTCGTAGTCAAGGCAAGCGGCCTTTTATTGATGGCCCTCACTTTGAATTGGTGGTGTAGTATGAAAACTACCGTAGAAGCTAGAGATACTGAAAGCGGTGTAGAACCAAAGCATACGGTGCATGTAGTTTGTGCACACTGCGGATACGATCTTGATGAAGCCGAACTTGAAGCAGATACTTGTTCTGATTGCGGTGCGTCATTAAATCTAAAGCAGCATGTAGCTATAGAAGTCACTACACTACCTCCTATCTTTGGCGAAAGTATGTAGGTGGATTATGGCTCTAAAGAAGTTAGTATTTAAACCCGGTATCAATAGAGAAGTAACACGCTACACCGATGAAGCGGGATGGTATGAGTGCGATAAAGTACGCTTCAGACAGGGCTTCCCCGAAAAAATAGGTGGTTGGCAACGTATCTCAGGAACTTCGTTTCTGGGAGTGTGTCGATCTTTATGGAACTGGGTTACTCTAGGTAGCATCAATCTTATTGGCGTTGGCACACACCTCAAGTTCTATTTAGAACAGGGTGGTGGGTACAATGACATTACGCCTATTCGTAGCACTACCGCTGCGGGAGACGTGACATTTGCGGCTACTAATGGGTCAGCAACTCTGACTATCACCGATGCAGGTCACGGCGCTCGTGAAAACGACTTTGTTACTTTTAGTGGCGCTGTATCGTTAGGCGGTAACATAACAGCCGACGTGTTAAATGCCGAGTATCAAATCGTAACAGTACCTGATGCAAACACATACACTATAACAGCTACAGCTACAGCTAACGCATCAGACACAGGCAACGGCGGGTCGTCAGTAGTTGGTACGTATCAAATACGTACGGGCGAACCGTACGAAGTCCCACTCTCTGGTTGGAGTGGTGGCACATGGGGTGCTGGTGTATGGGGTACAGGTGGTGTTTCTACTGAAGCTATACGTTTGTGGAGCCAAGCTAACTTTGGTGAAGACCTAGTATTTGGCCCTCGTGGGGGCGATATTTTCTACTGGGATGCTACAAACGGGGTAAATACACGTGGTGTTTACTTGTCATCTATTGGGGGTGCATCTAATGTACCTGTCTCGCAGAATTTGATTTTAGTATCAGATATAAACCGTTTTGTGTTTTGTTTTGGTACTAATGATGTTGGTAGTGCTACAGTTGATCCAATGCTCATCCGTTGGTCTGATCAAGAAAATGTAGCGCAGTGGACGCCAGCATCTACAAACCAAGCGGGGTCCTTGAGACTGTCACGGGGAACTGAGATAGTTGCGGCTAAACAAGCACGTCAAGAGGTCCTCGTTTGGACCAACTCTTCGCTGTATTCATTGCAGTACCAAGGTGCACCCGCTGTATGGGGCGCTCAGTTGGTCGGAGATAACATATCTATTGCTTCTCAAAACACTGTAGCTTTTGCTAGTGGTGTGGCTTTCTGGATGGGTAAAGATAAGTTCTATATGTACGATGGGCGTAGTCAACCACTCCCATGCAACGTGCGTCGTTACGTGTTTGAAGACTTTAATACATTGCAGTATGACCAAGTATTTGCAGGTACAAACGAAGCATTTCACGAAGTATGGTGGTTCTATTGCTCTACAAATAGCGAGACAGTAGACAAATATGTAGTGTTTAACTATCTCGAACAGACGTGGTATTACGGCACTTTAGCGCGTACAGCGTGGCTAGATTCTGGACTACGTGATTACCCTCTTGCGGCTACGTACAGCTATAACCTCGTAAATCATGAGCAAGGTACAGATGACAACCAAACAGGTACTCCTGCACCAATTGCAGCGACTATTACCTCTGGACAGTTTGATATAGACGATGGAGACAGGTTTGCGTTTGTATGGCGCATCATACCTGATGTCACATTTGAGGGGTCTACAGCTACATCCCCCAGTGCAACGATGACATTACTCCCCCTTGCTAACTCAGGGTCAGGTTATAACAGCCCGTATTCCGAAGGAGGCAGTGCAACAGGTACGGTAACACGTACGGCTACGGTGCCTATTGAGCAGTTTACAGGACAAGTAAATACACGTGTTCGTGGGCGACAAATGTCGATAGAAATGGCTTCTACTGACCTAGGAGTCAAATGGCAACTTGGATCGCCCAGAGTGGATATGCGTCCTGACGGGAGACGCTAATGGCTAATGACATTGAGCGGACAGAACCGCCTGCCTTACCTCTAGCGCCTGAAGAATACCAACGTCCGTTTATGGACCAAAATAGTAATGTTTTGCGGCTGTTCTTTAATCGGTTTATTAACTCGCTCAACAACCTATTTAGCACCGAAAGCGGGGGTAAGTTCTTATACATGCCTCGCGGTGCCTTTTATAGCACCCAAGACCAAACTGCTTCTAATGTTAATACAGGATATGCAGTTACGTTTAACAATACGGTATATAGCAGTGGGGTTACGCTCTCTAACAATAGCCGAATAAACGTCCAAAATGCTGGCACTTACAAGTTTGATGTGACGCTACAGCTTGAACATAACAATTCTAGTGAGACTCTTGTAACTGTATGGGAGCAGAAAAATGGCTCTGCAATAGCGTATTCGGGGCATATGTTTGATGTAAAAGGTAATGATGATTACGTTATACACTGGGGGTTTACTGTAGATTTAACCGCAGATGATTATATAGAGGTTTACTGGGCAACTGGAGACACACAGCTAAACTTGCATACAGAGGCAGCAACATCACCTCACCCCGGTGTGCCGTCGGCGTCCATTGATATATCATTTGTTAGCAACTCATAGTGTGTGCTTGCCTAATGTAACACACCGTCTATACTGGTTGGACCCTATAACAGGAGCGAACCATGACCTTTAATTTTTTAGAGTTGTTTAACGCTGTCGGCGCAGCGCAAAAAGTAGTCACTGACGACTTCATACCTGCCGAATCCCTTGAAACAGCTATAACTGAAGACGTGACAAATCTTGACAGTTTAGATGTAACATTAACTTTCTTTGTGCTTGGAGAGGCTTACGGCATCCCTGAAGACGAAGAACTCAATGAACAGTGGCCTTACGAAAGTGTGCAGTTGTTGAAAGAGTTCATCGAAGAGCACAAAACAAAAGACCCAGAAGACGAGTTTGACTCGATTAAAGCACTTGTGAAGGAGCTAGCATGATTTACATGACTCAGTGCCGCACAGCGTGCACAACCGATACTACTCTGATTGACGATATACCGTATCCCCAACATGCTCATATCTTGCCGAATACGTTTCGTAGAGCAAAGTCTGGGCTAAAGTACCCCCCACACGTGCTGATAGAAAGCCTCATTGATGACGAGTTGCGTAGCTATGTAGCTGACAACCCCGTCAAAGGTAAGACTGGATTTATCTTTGCCGCTGGTAATCAGGGCTGGATGGGCAACAACGGGCGGTATGACAAAAACCCTGATGCGCAACTGCATTACAAAGTCAAAGTACCGTTTATTGTGTTGACTAATATCTACGCAGGTCGGATTGCAAGTATGTTTGGCGTACACGATCACGTGTCAACAGACGCTAGTGCTTGCGCATCTAGCCTACATGTACTAATGAATATGCAAACATTGATGGATAACTACGGGTTTGATCGGGTTATTGTCTTTAGTGGTGAGGATAGTGTGAACAACCTTGTCCTAGAGTTTTTTGGTGAAGCGGGCGCTAGCTTGCAGTACAAAGACGAAGGAGAGCGCCAGCCCTCTGCGTTTGACGACAAGAACCAAGGATTTCATATTGGACAAGGCGCTGTAGTTGCTATATTTGAGAAAGAACACGCAGGTATGTCCACACCTATGGCCAAGTTTTTAGGCGCATATACATCTGCAGAAAACAACACAAATCCGCTTGGGCAACGTCCTGATGGCGAAGGCTACTCTAAGGCTATCGAAGGTTCCTTACATGTAGCGGGGGTACGTAAGGAAGATGTTAACGTGGTAAAGACGCATGGGACTGGCACTGATGCTAACAATAAAGCAGAGAAAGCCGCGCTGCAGCGTAGTCTTAGTGAATTTGTAGCTACGTCATACAAACCACGAATAGGACATACGTTAAGCGCTAGTGGGTTATTAGAGACCGGACTGTTGCTAAATGACATGGAATGCGGTATTGTACCACAAATCCTCAATAGGACTGAAGATGACGATGTGTTTTTGTCCTACGATGCGCCAGCCCCACGAGGGCCGTTTCTTAGTCTAGCCGCTGGCATGGGTAACATCTATTCAGCCGCAATTTTTTCTACGGAGGTGTAGGGTGCTAACTGTTGTAGATAGTAAAACCGAACCACTACCCGCACCTACAATTATTTCCACTGTAGTTGGGGAGCTTAAACCGAAAAACATTAGCGTCGAAGCAGCGATGGTCAGTATCGTCGAAGAAATGAATATGGAAGACTCCGACATGGTGCAGATAGGGAACACAGTGTTTCTTGGGCATAGGGGCAAAGGCAAAAACGAAGACTTGATGTGGGGCCGTGCGTTTAATCTTGACACGGCGCAAAACTTTATAGCCAACGGGTTGCGTTATTTTACCTACATGCAACGGAAAGGTATAAAGCGCTACGTTTCTGACTACGATGGAGACGTATATGATAGTGCGTTTAAGACGTGGAAACGATACACCGACAAAGGTGACAGTGAAATCGCTGTAGGTCGAAAGGCCACAGGTGGATCACGAGCAT